TAATGGTAGAACTTCCGCCAAGACACTGGAAGTCTACGATATTTTCCAGGTTTTTGCCAGGATATTGCATGAGAAGGTTTCCTGACCGTAGCGCTGGAATATGCTGTCACACGCAAGATCTTGCGACAGGTTTCAGTGAGAATGCAAGGGACTATTTTGTAGCGTCTGGAGGGGTTCTAAGGGCGTCCTTGAGAGGCAAAGAGGAATGGGGGCCTGATGATGGAATCGGGAGCTGCTGGACTGCTGGCGTCGGCAAGGGCACAGGCAAGCCCGGGCATTTTTTGTTTGTGGATGATCCGATCAAATCAAGGGAACAAGCGGAATCAGCAGCATATCGCAGACAGATTCACTCATGGTGGGATTCTGTGCTCAGCACAAGGGAAGAGCCCGGAAGTTCAATGGTGATTGTTCATACTAGATGGCACGAATATGATCTAATCGGCTATCTATTAGAAAAGAATCTAGAGCTTGAAAAAGAAGGGCTAGAAACCGAATGTGAACGCTGGCATGTTATATCATTGCCAATTGAAGCCTTGCCCGCTAATGATATTAAACCCTTGCCTTCAAGTGTAACAAGAGAGGTTGATTCAAGAAAGGTTGGCGAGCCATTAGATCCTGACAGGTTTGGTCATAAATTTATCAAAAGGAAACGGGCTAATACTCCTCCGAGAGATTGGGAGGCAATCTATCAGCAAAGACCAAGCGCTGGCGCGGGCACTGTATTTTTCAAGGATCGCCTTGCCTTTTATAGCTGTGATCAGTGGAAGGGATTAGAAGGTGATCCCATGCTGCCGCAACAATTCATCCGTAAGATTCTATCGGTAGATTGCACATTTGATGATACAGCAGGCAGTGATATGGTTGCGATGGGATTATATGGCCAAACCGAACATGGCCTATGGAAAATAGATCTTATCAATGAAAGGCTGGATTTTCCAAAGACACTAAATATGATCAAAACACTTTACAAAAAGCATTACTTCAATGAACTGTTGATTGAGAAAAAGGCTAATGGCGCAGGCATCATTAAGATGCTCGAATCAGAGCAGACGCATGGCTTCCGGGTGGTTGCCGCTGGCATCGGCGAGATGGGCAGCAAAGAGGGCAGGGCCAATGCTGCTAGCGTGGAAGTGAACAGCGGTCGTGTGTTGCTACCAAGGTCTGCGCCGTGGACAAATGAATGTGTAGATCAACTCACTAAGTTTCCATCAGGCGTGTACTATGATATTGTAGATGAAGTAAGTCAGGTCGTGATTTATGTTACTGGGAGTGGGCCATTGAAGTTTGAGACCGTAAGCTGGGGATATGGTGTTCCGGGTTTTCGGAATCAAGGCGCTATGATGAATCAAGTAGGGTATAATTATGGTGCCATGAATGGCGCCCAAAGTGGAGTTTTTGGTAGATGACTCAACCGGCTTTGCGATTAACACGTACTACCGGGGCTCGGAGCTTAAAGGTGCGAGCCGTTTCAGTGCCTGATAAGCCAAGTAAAAGGGTTCAAGATTTTCCGCCGACAGAATACAGTGAACGACTTGCTGTAGATAATATCAAGTTGGCACAACAGCGTGCGCATTTGATGATGGTGCGAACCGGAATGCCATTTGATGACCTATATCAAGTTGCGCTAGTTGGGCTGATAAAAGGTTGTAGAAGATATGATCCCAATAAGATTAGCCCAAAAACAGGAGATCCGTATAAGCTCAGCACGATTGCGGTAACTTTTATTGAAGGCGCGATGATGCAATACCTGCGTGATCGCGGCCATAGCAGTGGAGTTAAATTCCCCGATCGTTGGCGCGATAAGGCCTCAATTGTGCGCAAGATGACATCAGATGGCGCACAGCCTGATGCAATAGCCAGTGCAACAGGGCTTCGTGTTGATGAGATTAAAGAAATCTTGGAGGCTCAAAGCTCACCTGCAGTATTGGATCCTGATGTTAAATTATATTCAAATGCAGTTGCAATTGACGAGCCCAGTGATTGCTATGAATTAGCGCAAGCGCTAGAAATTGTTGACCGCGCACATTCAGCAATCTCAATAGCAGATCAAAATATGCTTGAGGCAGCATGGAATCATCCGAGGCGTAGGCAAATGGCAGTGGGGCCATTTTTTCAATTCATGAACAAAGCAAAAAGAATCATAAAAGGAGCGCCAATCGTTTCAGAAGAGCAGATTGATTTGTCAATTGAGGTTAGATCAGATCAGCATTCAGATATAAAAGGTTGCGTCATTGCAAATGCAAAACGTGTTTCAGAGCTAAAAGAGATCTTAAAGATAGCAGAAACACAATTAGACTTGTTTTAAGGTTTGCGGGAAAACTGAATTAACAGGTATAGGCGTCAGCGGTGCAAAAGCGGCTTTCTCATCCCACAAATAATGGAAGCCTGCCGTCTTTTCGCCATCCAAGGCTAGAGGAGGTTCTGTCTGATCTAGATTTAGTCTATGACTGCTGGGAGCAATTGCGCTTCCCTGAGCAGCAAAGGCGACACTTGATACAAGAGCAGGCAGAGCCTAATTTGGCCTATCGAGGCAGGCTTCAGCGTGCATCTTACCCATCATACTTTAGAGATGGTATTGATGCGTTTGCCGGAGCATTAAGTAGATTTGAGATGCGGAATGCACCGAAAAGTTTAATTGCAAACGAGAATGATATTGACGGCAAAGGCACAAGCTTAAAGGCTTGGTTTATGGCCGCTGATGCGATGGTGATGCGTGATAATGGATGCCTGCTTATGGTAGATGCCGGAAGAAGTGATAATGTAACACGCTATGATGACATCCGCAATGGCAATAGGCCATTCTTTTCCTACGCTGAGCGCCGCAATGTTCTTAACTGGAGAACAACAAAGCTAAATGGCAAGGAAGTTATATCGGCCGTTACCATACTTGAATGGCATGAAGAGGAAGATGGTGAATACGGAATCAAGCTAGTGCCTATGTATAGAGTAATGAAAGGCGGTGGGTGGAAGCTGCTTAAGATCAAAGAAGATTCCGCTAATGAAGACAAGCTAGATAATTCAACAGACTTATCTAGCAGAATTGAGCAGGTAGACGAAGGAGAATTTACTGGATATGGCAAAAGAAAACTGCTTTATCCACCTGTCAGATGGTATAACCACGCAAGGGATGGCATAGGCGAAGGTGCACCAATGCTGTTAGGCGTTGCAAAGTTAACACTTGATTGGTATCAAAGCAATAGCACTATGGTAGAGCTATTGCGGAAATGTGCAATGCCGATACCTGTATTAAAAGATCGCAATCGTCCAATGCAACAAGGTCCCGATGGTAACCCGATCCCGATACCAATTGCATTAGGCCCAAATCATATTATGCAAATTTTTGATGAAAATGGAAGTTTTACTTTTGCAGAGCCAAGCGGAAGCAGTCTAGATAAGCACATTCAAGTAATCAAAGAAATTGAAACAAACATAGATCGAAGCTTAATGAACTTTGTCTTTGGCGGCAGTAGCAATCGTACCGCGACTGAGGTTGAATTGCAAAGCGCAAGCATTCAAGCAAACCTAACAAGCCTAGCAGAATCAAAAGAATCAGCGATGCAATCGCTTTATGAATTATGGTGCACATTTACTGGTGAAACATTGCAAAACGATGCTGGAATTGATATGCTAGCATCTATCACTCAGAAAGAAGTTGACAATGAAACGCTGACAATGTGCAGCTCGCTTTATGATAAAGGCTTGATGATGCGCGAAACATTCCTTGCGCTTGCGCAGCGCCGTGGGCTACTAAGGCCTAAGGTTGACGCAAGGAGAGAAGCTGCACTACTATTGAGTGAAGATGAAAAAAATAACGCACTACTGAATCCGCCTGCGCCGTCTCCTAACGATTTGACGGGTGATAATGTGGATGCACAGGGACTGCCTATTCAATAGGCGCGGGAAAAATATAATAACTCTAGGCCAAGATTGCAATGGCTCGCGGCGGCAGACCCGGCAAAAAGCGGACTCAGTACGTTCGCGATGCGCAGGGGCAATTCTCCTCAACACCAGGCGGCGGCAAAAAAGCCACACCTAGCGCCGT